GATTATCAACATATACATTGAGTTCAGTTAGTTCACCTTCAATATGACGACGTTGTTGGGGTGAAGTAGTTGGATCCTCAAGAATCTGTTTGTCTACTTCAATATGCTTTTCTACACTTTCCATTTTTGATTTACCTTTCTATTGGTTTTCTTCCGTAAGAGTCTCTTGCCAAATTACATCTAGTAAGAGTTTTATCGGGTGTTATTGTGTGACAAATATCTGTTATAATATATAGTCCACCATCTTTCTTATCAACTTCAGGATTATCTTTTTTCTCCAGTCCTGGGAGATCTATATGAATCATATCTCCTGCATGTAATGCAAAATTTCCTGGGATTGTGATACCTGCAGTTGATGAGAAAAACTGATTATATCTCATGAGAGATTGATTTAGAATTTTTTTATAATCAAAGTTTTCTTCCTCCGATTTTTCTATTTGTTGCTTGCTGTCTCCTGTAGGTGCAGTTCCTTTATCTAAAAGATAATAAGTTGTTCTTGAAAATTCCTCATTGGGTTTATTAGAATCAAACTCCTTATTCCTACTTTCATTGAGGTATAATTCCTTACCAGCAAGTTTTGAAGATTCTGCATTATTAGTTACATTAGGAGTAATCACTTCATAATAGCAGGTAAATGGATCAAAGACAACAGTTCTGTTAGAGAATGCACCCATCTTTAATTTCTCTTGCACATTCACATTATTATTTTTTTGAAACTTTAAAGTTTTAAAATCTTTTCCTTCTGGTATATTTTCTCCTCTAAAATCAACAGTGTTATTGAAAATTGTTTTTGCCTTTGGTTTTTGTTCTAAAAGTCCATCAATTGATTTGAAAAAGAAACCTTCATAAGTTTCATAGAAAAAATATCCTGCATTTTTTCCTAGAGATTGACTCTTAGCAGACACACCTTTCTTTGCTAACCAACTTATAGTATAGAATGGTTTCTTATTGTTACCAAAAAAATTATAATTATTGATAGTGTCTTCAATATCTACAGTTTTTTCTGTGCCTAGGTAATCTTTACTTGTTAGAATGTTTTTTATATGGTCTGATAATTTTCCATCCATTCTTTTTGTAACTCTTTTTTTCTCATTCATAATATATTCTTTCGAAACTAATTCTAAATTTAATATAGATTCTGTAGTGCTATCTGAAACTGGAGTTATTTTATTTACATATAAAGTTAATTGCTTTTTTCCACCTATCGTGTTTTCATTATTATCAGTAAATTTTAATACAACTCTTTCTTGACCAACTAAAGGGAGAGCTTCTGTAACAGTTTTTCCTTCAGATCCTTTGCCAGTATCAATAAAAGTATAATTAACCTTTATAGTATCACTCATAATACTTTCAGTATATGTTAGTGAGGAAAATCCTCCAGTAAGATCTATAGATTTTCCTTCATTCTTATTAGAAAATATTTCTATCTGTTCTACAATACCTGGGTCTGTGCTTTTTGTTGCTGCTTGTACTGACATTTTAGATTACCTCGTATTACTATTTAACCTTGATAATCTAAGAATTCAAATGAATTGTCATAAGAGTTTGCCATCATTACTGCAAGTCCTTGGTCTTGTGTACCATAATCATCCATAGGTTGTGCCTGATTGTTATTGTTTACTAGTACTGTTTGTTGTGCTCCTAGTTCATATGGAGCATAGTCTGAAATTGCTTTCATAACTCCCTTTTCATCTTTGGCAGCATTAATTGCAAGAAGCATTGGGTTTACTTTAGCAATACTACTATCGTTATCAATAACAATTTCACCAGTCTTCAAGAGTGAATTGACAACTCCATTACCCCCAACCATTCCACCGTCATGGAACTCAACGTGGAAGTGATCATTATGTCCACCATCAGGACCACTACTAGGTCCTACTGGAGAAAAACTTTCTCCAATTCCATGAATAACTTGAGGAATAAATGGGTCTTTATTTAATCCATATTGTTTAAGGAATCTTGAAATATATGGCCATAGTTTTTTCTGATCATCATTATAACCAGAAGAAGTAGCACTATTACCACCAAGATCGAGAGCAACACCTCTCTTGTGCCCTGTTCCTGAATGAGATGCTCTGACCTGACCATGGTCGGGGTGCTCCATATCAGCGCCGGGTTGAGGAGGATCACCAAAATCACCTTTACCTGGTCTTCCTGCTCCACTCTTCTTGAGGAAATATCCAAGACCAGATGCATAGATTTGTTGAGCACTACCTCTTGATTTAATCTGAGGATAATCTTTCAGTAATCTGTTAGATGCTTCAGTTCCTTCTCCTTGTTCAGTTCCAGATAAGTCGGGAGCAGTTACATTTTGTGGTGCAATGTAAGTTCCTTCACCCTCAGTTGCAGTTCCTTGACCACTAGACAACTTTTTATACACAGGTTGAGACATATTATATCTCTCCATAATCTTTGCTTCTGTCCTATATCCAGCAGGGACTTCATACTGCTGCATGAATATTGTAGAAGATCCTTTCACATCCTTTGCTTGTCTTATTTGATTAAGAACATAACCATAGTCACCTTGAAATTCTTTTAAGAAGAACTGATACTCAAGATCCATAGTCAATGGTTTGCTCATATCATGTCCCTTGCTTACAGCAAAGTCATATAATGCTTGCTGTCTACCTCTAGATGTCCATTGAACAATACCATATCCAGTCTTATCATCAACAACCAGAGGACCCTTTGTTCCGCCTGGAGTATTCTGTGGGCGAGCATTCTCAACGCCAGACTCAGCAATCATATTACCAACAATACCAGCAGCCTGTGCTTCAGTCAAATTGAGATCTCTCATCAAATTTCTTGCCATAGTGAGAGCATCTCCACTTGATCCAGCAGGACCAGACATATAACCATCCAACCCACCAGTAGCAGAATCTCTAGAACCTGGTGTAGAACCGGGTCCAGAAGTAGAACCAGCAACTCCTATCTTCTCATATTGCTTTTTAATGTCAGAAGATAACTCTTTTTTAAATGTATCAGATACCCAACTACTAGCATCAATACCTGATGCTAATGCACTAGCAACCTTACCACCCTCAGCATATCCAGAGATACCCTCAGAAACTTGTCTCTTAAGAATTCCCTCGTTGAGTAATCTATTGATACCCAATCCAACATTATCATAATCTTGACTTTCAATATCTTTATTTAAAATTACTTTTGATGTAAGAGAAAGTAAAGGTCCAAAATAATCATTCTTACCTAAGGTATTACCTACTTCAGAAACTCTCTTTCCAAGTTTTGAACCAGATTCAGATATATCAAGGTTTCCATCCGAACTTCCTGCCCATCCAAGGAAGTCCCACCATGCTCTATTAGGTTGTCCATCTTTGTTTTTAATATCTCCTCGTGGAGCAGTTGGTAAAGGTCTAAAAACAGGTTTCTTTAGACGATTTATATTAAATGTTCCCCTCCTTTTTTTAAGTCTTCTTTTTACTTTAGTTCTATTTCCAGCAACACCACCCTCTTGCATCTTGCTGACCATTTCTTTGGTCGCTGCCTCATCCCCAAATATGTTTCCAAAAGATCCTTTTTCTTTGAAACCAAATCCAAGAGTTGCTACGTTCAGTAACTGGCGAACGCCTTCGCGAACTCTGGCATCAAACTTAGCGAGATTTTTTCTCTGCCTCTTCATTCCCTCCTTATCGCCAAACATAGCCATAATACCAAAGTTGATCAACTCAATAGCATATCTAAATGGTGCTCCAACAATATCAAGGAGAATACCAAGACCATTAAGATTATGATTTATAAATCTTGCACCCTGATATAATAACCAATCAAGTGGTTTTCTTGGATCAAAAGGACCTTTCTCTTCATATCTTTTCTTTGCACCACCTTCAAGACCCTTACCAATTTTTCTGAGTTGGAAAGCACCCTCACCTAGTGCAGATGAAAGCAATCCAACACCAGCAACAATTGCAGCAGCAGTACCGGCAGCAGCTGCTGTACCTTTAGCAGCAACTTTAGCACCACCTTTGGCAGCAACCTTACCTGCTGCTTTTTGTGCTCCTTTCTTACGAAAAAAATCTAATGGATCAAAACCACCACCATCACCACCAGTCATGGCATCAATTGCCATCGATCCTGCAAGTGCCGTAGTTAAAAATAATGCAGTATCAACTAGTCCAAGAACTTTATCAAAATTTTCTGCTAATCCATTCCCACCAATAGTTTTTAAAAATCCACGAGTTGCATCATAAGCTTTATATCCCCAATCAACAAAAGTTGCTAATGCATTTATTAAAGTAATTCCAATATCAGTTACAAATTCAATTACACTTTGAATTCCCTTTACAAGTCCAACCAACTTTGGCAGATGGTTTAACATTTTATTTGCAAAAAATGCAAGAATAACACTACCAATAAATCTCTTCAACCATCCAAACATTCCAAGTTTAGGAACCTTTGGTATCTTTATATTTTTCTTTCCAGGATCTTTTCCCTTCTCAAGATCTTTTTCTTGTTCGTTTCTATCTTCTTTCTGTGCTTTTCTCTTATCTTTAAAACTCTTTGTTGTCTCACGAATTAATTTCGTTGTAATCATAGATTCTATTTCTAGAACCTTTACATTGATAGATTGAAGATAATTACTTTTTGATCCTACTGTTTTCTTAGAATTAGAAATTTTAGCAGCAGGAATCATAGATGTCTTTGGTCTTACTGCAAGACTGCTACTCTTTTTTGCTCCCGTTAGTGATAACATATCTTATCCCTTTATGTGAAAGGTACTGGAATACCTAAGATACTCCATTTTGCCTTGTTACCATTACCAGGGTTAGCAGCATTAACATCGTCACTTGGTCTACCCTTACCAGATGTTCCTGCACCAAATGAACCGTCTGTTCCAGATCCAGTATTTGCAACCACAACTTTTGGTGCTGGTTTTGGTGGTGGTGCTGGAATGGATACGTTTGGTTTGCTAGAAGCTAGTCTTGCTTTCTTAGCATCTACGGCAGCTTGATAACTCTCATAGGTCTTCCCATCTGAACTAGAAAAATATTTACCTTTAGATGCTGCATACTTCTGAGAATTCAGAACCTGTTTCTTAGACATACCCTGAAGTGTTGAGAGTTGTTTATCAACTTTTTCTCTTGCTTCCTCTTCTTTTTTGCCAGAAGGATTCCTCAAACTCGTACCACCCTGATTATCAAAATCAAATAAATTTCCAGTGACAGCATCAGCCATACCACCCATAGTATACTTCATAATATTACCAATATCTCTCTTTGGATTTGGTTTTTCACCAAGAATCATATCAACACTCATCTCTTTCGCAAATGGATTCAGTTGATGTAATGCTTGAAGTTTCTGTCTAAGAGTAATGTCTTCACCTGCTTTTGCGCCTTTAGAAACACCAGAAGAATCTCCTCGCAAAACTGCCATAGGATCTGGCATATCAACAAAGTCATATTTTTCATTTACAACTTTAAACCCACCTCTTTCTGTAGATGTTGCCCAGAACTTACCAAGAATACTCTTAGCATTTTCTGCTGCTGGAGTTATATTTTTCTCATCATTTCCATCATAGTAATCTTGATAGAGAACTCGTACTTCTCCTCGCTTCAGACGATCATAAACACTCTGCCTTTCTGCAAGTATTTGCTTATTAAATCCTCCATCTTTTGCTTCTTTTAGTTGTTTCTCTGCAAATTCAAGTTCACTACCAGTTCTCTGTTTAGCCCTTGCGATTGCATTATTTAATTCTACCCTAGATGCTTTAGAAAGTTGACTCTCTGTAATAGGTCCACCTAGTCCACCCAACATTGACCTAAGATAGAGAAGACCAGAGTCTCTGAATGTAGGACTCTTTAACATTCTCTCTGGAATACCACCTGCTTTTTGATCTCTTGAAGTCTCCTGATTTGAAGATGACGGTGGTTTATTAGAGGATGAAGGTATAACTGGATCTTTCGGTTGCACTCTTGGTTTAGGTGGCGGACTACTTGATTTCGATGGAGAATTACTTGGTTTACTATCTTGCCCTCCTCCACCAGGTATTCTAACTCGACCACCACTCGATTGTCCAAGCATTCTATCAAGGGCACCTAAAGGATCACTCGTTAAAGAACCTGAGGAGTATCCTCCAGGAGGACTACCAGCGCCAGATCCTCTACCAATTCTTCCACCACCAGAAGCATAGACCATGTTGTTCATGATCTTAGGTTTGTTGGTGCCACCACCAGAAGCATTCATTGCTTCCAGTTGTCCTACACCATACTTCTGTACAGCACCACGGGACATAACAAACTCACCATCAGTGAGCATCGCAGGAACTTTATCAATACCACCTGGTCCATCTACTTCACCTTCAGTTCCAGATGGAACTTCAAGTTCTACTTTTGCAGGAGAGGATAGTTTTACAGTATCATCTTTTTTATTACCAAAATTATCAAACAAAGAACCGATACCAGCACCGGCAGCCATTCCAAGTGGACCAAATAAAGATCCAAATGCCATGCCCTTCTGAGCACCAGACATTCCCTGGTTTCTCTCTGCATTTTTAGGAAGTGGTTCTACTTTTGGTGGTTTTGCTAATCCACCACCAGAGAATCCTTGTGTTTGTTTTTCTTCACCACTACTCGTTAATGAATTTACACCTGCATATGTTCCACCAACTACTAAAGCAGTTCCAATTCCTTTAATAAGTCTACCACGTTTTCCTAAAAATCTTGCAACTCCTCTGGCACCTTTTAGTTTTTTAGCTGCTAATAACTTGGCAATAGCAATTCCAAGTTTTAATGCACCACTAATAAGAGTTTTTGTAAGACCTACAATAAATCTACCAAGACCAGTACCAAATACAAGGTAAAGTGTTATTAATTTTTTCCAATGATCTCCTAAGAATCTAATTATACTTTGAACTTTACTTCTATTATCCGGATCAGAAAACCAATCAATAAATTTATTTAAAAATCTTGCAAGAAGAACAGTAGTAATGAATCCAAATATTTTATCAAGTAAACTTTTGACTGGTGCGATTACTTTCTGAGTTGTCTTTGCTAATCCTTTAAATGCTTTTTCTAACCCACTCTCTTGCAGTTTTCTTTTAGTTTTCTCTGTAGATTTTCTGTCTTTTTCAGCATTTTTTTCTTCTAACTTATATTGCTCCCTCAACATGTCACTAATATTAGTAACCGAACCAAGAATCGATTCTAAAATATTTTTATCTTCATTAGATTTTATATCCTCAGCACTTATTTTAGTTTTTTTTACAGCAAGTGCTCCACCTTTACTGGTTCCAGGAAGTGCCTTAACAGAAGATGTTTTCTTTTTGAATGAGTTTGCTGATATTTTTGTCTTTCTTGCTTTAAATGTTGGGTCTGCTGCCTTTCTTTTCTTTCTTACTTTTAATATTTCTTTTTGAAGAATGGGAATACGTGGATCTGATGCACTCTTTATCGTTAATGCATTTGTTGCTTCCATCAAGGCACTAAGATAATCCTCTTCATCAGAGAGATTGTCTAGGTCTATGCCCATCTCTAAGAGTATTTCTAATGGATCTGTAGTAGTCCTAGGTGCCATTCGATTGTTGTTGTTTTAATTTCTCTTCTTCAAGATGATTTTGAAGTAATGCTACATAAACATCCCTTTCCCAGGGAATCATATTTTCGATCTCAGTTAATGAGTATTTATGGTACTGCATCAAGGAAAAATTAAGAGTATAATAAGCCTCCACACTCATATGGGTGAGGCTTATGCGAAAAAACTTGCTAGTCCTTCTAATACAACTTCACTTTCAACTTTTGTTTTTGGATTTGTAACTTTAATTTTATGCGACAACTTCGGCATTGTCTCAAAGAATGTTTCAATACCTTTAAACTGAGAAGAATTCATCGACTCAAGAAATTCATTCACTTCTTTTTTAGAACAGTCTGCAGTTGCCCATACTTCCTCTCCACTACAAATAGAATCAATACAAGATGCAATCAATTCAAATGATTGATCCATTGCATTTTTATCATTAAGATTAAAATTACTCTTAATGAATTGATCTAGTGATGGATACTTCATCACCATCATAATATCATCATCAATTTTTATTTGGTTGTTGTGATTGTCATCCTTTTGTACTTTGATTTCATCAATATCAATCTTAACTTCTACCTGAGTTTCTTCATCATCAGGACAAATAATATTTACTTCAATATTTTCACCAACAGATTTTCCTCTGATATTAAGGAACAAATATTCAATATCAAAAGTAGGTAGTGCTTCTACTTTAATACCTTTTGACTGGATACAATTTTTAATGACTGCTTTAATTGCATTCGTGATTTGTTTTGTATCTTCACTTTCTAATGCAAGTACAAGAACCTTCTCTTCTTTTACAAGAAAAGGTCTATATTTGATAGTCTCTCCTGTTGATGGCAATTCAAGTTCATAAGTTGGTGTAGCAATCTTTGGTAAAGGCATAATGTCTTATAGTTTTATTTCAGTGCAAATATTTATGCTACCGTTGAGGAGAAAAAATTTAAGTTTTGAAAAGTATCAAGGAAATTTTGAGATAAAGATTTGTTTATTACGTCTGATGCTTGGGTGGGATTTGTAGATGCTGGTAAACTTTCTGATGCTTTCTTCATATTAACAACATATCTAATGTAACTCATAGATACCGTACATTTTAAAAGACTTGATGCATCATATGAAACTGGCATCGATGCAATAGAAAGAGGAAATGCTCTTACAAAATTATACTCTAGAACACTTCCTGTTGGTCTATTATATCCACCTTTACTTGAACTTCGATAAGTATCTCTTTCAAATTTAATAACTTTCAATCCTTGATCAGCAGTATAATCATCTGGATAATTCATTCTATAAAAATAATTTTTGGCTGATTGAC